CGCTTTCCAAAATGTTAGTTTGTCAGGACTCCCATACACTAAATTACTATCCGCTGGAGTCGCTCTGGGTGAATCCGCAGTTGAAAGCTTCAAAAAAGGCACCATTATGGATGTGCTGTCATCCTTGGCAAAAAAAAGAAACGATAGAAACGTCACCGGTCCTGTGGCTGAACTTGTAGGGACCGCTCTTCTGGGTAGTGGGGGTGATGCCATCGCAGCTTCTGCTTTGGGTGTTACGGTCAATCCCCAGATTGATGTCATTTACGAATCTCCTAAATTGCGTGATTTTACATTTGACTTTCTGTTTGCTCCTCGAAACCACTCTGAAGCCGTTACGGTCGAGAAGATTGTTCAAAAATTCAAGTTTCACGCTGCACCAGAACTGTATGGTCAGGGGTCTGGCATAGGTCGATATTTTGTTCCCCCTTCGGAATTTGATATAGAATTTTCTGTCCCCACGATGGGACGAGTTTCAACGTGTGTACTCGTCAATATTACACTTGATTACGCCTCATCCGGTGCGGCATTCTATGCTGATGATTACCCAGTATATACTCGCATGACTCTCCAGTTCATGGAACTTGAGTTCATGACGAAGGAACTTATTGAGACGGAGCAAAATGGCGGGAAGGGATATTAAACATGTCGTCTGCCTACTTTACTAATTTCCCTCTCGTGGGATACGCATTGCATAAAACTGGGCAACCTGGGGAATTCCAGTGGGTCACGAATATTTTTCTTCGTTCGGCTCCGGTTGCCGATCTGTTGAAACATAATCAAATATTCTATCCATATGTAATCCCCGAAGGTTATACGCCCGAAGTTCTTGCGGATAATTATTATGGCTCGGTGAACTATCATTGGGTGATTACCCTTTTGAATAATATTACCGATCCAGTATTGGATTGGCCAAAGGGCTATTCGAACTTGGTGAGGTATATTGTCAATAAATATGGATCAGTGGCCAGCGCCAGTGGATCGATTCATCATTACACCATGACTGAGGTGAAAACAGATTCGTTGGGTAACTCAAATACCGCCACCTATATCATTGACCAAACAAAGTACAACACTCTCACATCACCAACTCCCGTGGTTTATACGTTTCGTGATGGGAACACCGTTACCGTGACAACCTCCCGATCCACAGTAGATAATTATACCTATGAAGTGGCTCTCAATGAAGCCAAGAGAAATATCGTGTTGTTGCAGGCTCAATATCTCCCCCAGATACTAAGTGAGTTTGAAACATTAATGAGTAAATGATGATACCCACAGACGGAATTCAATACGCCTCACAATTTCAATTGGATGACCTCACCCTTATTGCGGTCAATGGTACATCGGTGGACCTTAGGGAAGTCATGCGCGAAATGAACATCTTCGAAGATATGTTTACGAATACGATGTCCGGTGACCTGTTTATCAGCGATTCACAAAATCTTATTAATCTCCTTCCAATTATTGGTGGGGAGTATTTGAAAGTCACTCTAAGTAAACCTTCATTCCCCTGGAAACTCGATAAAGTATTCCAGATTTACAAGATCACGGATCGCCGCAAAGCTACAGCATTTGCAGAGAATTATATCCTACACTTCTGTTCGGTGGAGCAGGTCTTGAGCGATTCTACCAGGATTTCAAAGTCTTACAGGGGTATGAGTATTTCAAAAATTGTGGAGGATATTACGACGAATTATCTCCATATCAATTCTAAGAAGTTTCCTTCTAGCGCCATCGATTCCACAACGGGCAATTTCGATATCGTGATACCATTTTGGACTCCCTTCTATGCCATCAATTGGCTCTCTCGTATGGCTCGATCTGCCGCTACACCAGGATGCTCCTATGTATTCTTTGAGGATAGCGTGGGGTATCACTTCACGTCTATAGAATCCCTGTCACAGCAGGAGCCTCTTCAGCCCATCAACCTTATGCCCATGAATCTTGCTGGTGAGACTGGAGAACAGAGCCCAGTATCAGACACGCAGCAGCGCCTGGAATCGGCAGAAGAGTATGAGATGGTGGGATCTCCAGATCTACTTCGGTTCATTTCAACTGGTGTGTATGGTGGGAAACTCCTTACCGTCAATCCTATCGATCAGCGAATCAAATCCATCACCATGAATGCGGCGGTGCTTTTCGATGCAACCGATCACACGAATCCAAATATGTTTTTGCAATTGGGATCAGATAGGACGAAGAAACCACAAACCGAACACCATGATTCATTCTTTCGAATTGCAGCGGATAATCTAAAGGTGGATACCTGGTTGCTCCAACGTAACGCCTACATATCTGCATTTCATGGGTTTCAGGTGAAGGTCTCTGTACCAGGAAATCTCTTGTTGCGGGTGGGGCAGATTGTACAACTCAACCTTCCAGCAGCAACACTTGGGTCAAAGGCAGAGAAACCCATCGATGAAATGTTTTCTGGAAATTATATGATTAGTGCTATTCGACACAAGATAGATCGCGTGAGATACGTTTGTATTCTTGAATTGTCAAAAGATTCACTTGTGCCGCAACTACCCCCTTCCTTGGAAAGTAGTTCTGCGATGAATAGAATACGGGAGTCATAATGCAACACGATTTAGGCAATCAAATGGTTTGGTGGACCGGTGTGGTTGAAAGCCGACAAGATCCACTTAAAGTTGGACGGTGCCAGGTGCGTATTGCTGGTGCTCACGATGAAAATAAGTCCACATTTCCAACTGACCATCTTCCCTGGGCACAACCACTCATACCCCTCAACGACAGTGCCTCATTACAGATTAAAGAGGGTGATTATGTTGTGGGGTTTTATTTTGATGGACACGATTCCCAGGTACCTATCATTATTGGCATCCTTCCAGGAATCCCCAAAGAATTGGGGCCCAGTTCTGTGGGATTCTCAGATCCCCGAACGAACATAGAATTGCAGAGCGCACCCAAGGCACCAGAGTCCCTCGTTTCAAGCATTGGACCAGTGACCATCATAGAAGGAGTGGCCACACGGAACCCCTCACGGCTGAATGAGCCCACTTTTTCTCGGTTGGCACGTAATGAGAAGATTAGTGACACACCCATTGGGGGTAAGAAAAACAGCATCTCTGTGGCGGTGCCAACAGCAGGACCTGGTACATGGAGTGAACCGGCGACACCCTACGCCGCAGTTTACCCCTATAATCGAGTCATGGAAACCGAATCGGGGCACATTTTGGAGTTTGATGATACCCCAGGCGCTGAACGAATCCATATCTATCATCGCTCAGGTACATCTGAAGAAACCCACCCCGATGGTACAAAAGTCATACGAGTAAATGCCAATGCCTATGAAATTGTCCTGTCGGACAAGAATGTGTATGTCAAGGGCGACCTCAACTTTACCGCTGTGGGTGATATCAATATCAAAGCGGGAATGAGTGTCAACATCGAAGCAGGATTGGATATCGTATTGAATGCGCTGGGATCGGTGATAACTCAGGCCGCAGTATCTGAGTCGCACACCACGGAAGGTCCGATGTCTTTGACTGGCATCCCAATGAATTTGAATGGACCACCTGGCGCAATTCTGCCCCCACCAATACCAGTAACGGGAGTATAACTGTGGGATTAGCATTGCCAGTTGTACGAATGGGAGTTGATGTATGCAGCGGACACCCCGCAGGACCAACATTTTTCCCCCCGCGCCCAACGCTCACAGGATCGGCAGATGTATATGTGGATGGTATCCCAGTGGTTCGAATGGGTATTGATGTCTGGGCCCCACACACGAATATCATCAGTGTACATCCAGGCACGGGAGTGGGGGGTTCTCCAACGGTATTTTGCAACGGAGCACCCGTGATGCGTATAGGAGACCCCATTGATTGTGGCTCCGTGGCCATGATGGGTTCGGGCACAGTCTTTTGTGGATAAGGAGTTACAATGGCTTTCAACTTAGACTTCTCTCACATTCCGTCTGGGCTGGCACTTCCAGTTCTTCCAGTAAGTATTCCAACGGGCGCAAGTGATATCACCAAAACACTGGTGGACAAGATGACTTCAGATCCTGGAGTATTGATGTCAAACCCAATGATAAATTCTGTGAACTTTCTGGGTGACAGTGTGACACGATTGGAAACGAGTATGACCAACATCTCATCGGGAGCGACCACCAACTTAGGTATTTCCCAAAGTCAGGCACAAAACTATCTGTCCACTGATCCATTACAGGATGTTCGCACATCGATGGGAAATTTCATGATGCACACGGATAGGCTTTCTGGATTACTCAAAAGTCAGGGCATCCAAGCCCCAGGACTTCAACAGATTCTTTCGATTGGGACACAAATGCAAAACATGATGACTCTTTTGGAAGCGGGGGCGGGATGCCTTCCCGTAATTGGCGGTGCTACGGGTCTTTTCTCTCAGGAGACCTTTAACGGGTTTACCAGAGACGTAGAGGGCCTTCTTTCGAGACTTGAGCGCGGTGCAGCCACTGTCGCAGACATCACAAGCACCATTGTGGGGGTGTCGAATCTAATACGAGGTATTGCCGACAAAGACAGCCAATTTCTACAAAATTGCATTAATCAATTACAATCGGCCTCAGTGGGTCTCGTCATGGAAGCGATCAATACTAATCCCTGTGGGCACTTCCTATTTGATACCATATCGAACAAAAACCCAGGTGGATTGCTCAATGTGTTGAGTAAGCCCATCGTCAAGCAATAGTGTATAAATAGGAACATGGCCATAACCACGGTATATCAAGACTTTACTTTAGATTTTATTATCCACCCAGTCCGCAAGGATCTGGTACTAAGGACCAATGCAGACTCCGTGATTGCGGCTATTGTAAATTTGCTCATGACGAACCACTATGATGTTCCGTTCCACCCTGAGATCGGATGTAATATCCGAAAGCTTCTCTTTGAAAATGTGTCGGACTTCACGGCCAGAGACATATCACGATTTATCGAGGAAACTATCAATAACTTTGAACCAAGAGCAACGATCATATCCCTGGTAGTGACCCCAGACGAAGAGAACAATGCTTATAACGTGACGATCACGGTTTCAATTAACACTTCTCCTGATCCATTCGTAGTGAACCTGATACTGGAAAGGGTCCGTTAAATGTCAGATCAACTTATTATCGCAGACTTAGAATTTGAGAATATTAAAAATAATCTCAAGCAATTTCTCAGCACACAAACAACATTTCTCGATTACAATTTCGAGGGGTCGTCACTCGCTATTTTGATAAACCTGCTAGCGTACAATACCTATTATAACGGCTTCTATATGAACATGTTGGCAAATGAACTGTTTATTGATTCAGCGCAAGTTCGCAACTCACTCTTATCACACTCAAAATCATTGAACTATACCCCCGTATCACGCAGAGCCGCCACAGCAACCGTCAATATTTTAGTGACCCCTCCAGGAGGAAATACTCAGGCAGTGTTGACCTTGGATCGGTTTAGTGAATTTCAATCTCAGGCGATTGATGGAATTAACTATTCATTCGTAACCATCGGTGCACAAACTGTCTATAAGGAAAATGGGGCATTTCCATTCTCTGCTGTCCAACTCAAAGAGGGCACCCCAGAGATTGCAACATTTACTTACAATGCACTAAGCAACCCAGCGTCACGATTTGAACTTCCCAACGACGATATCGACACCAGTACCCTCCTAGTCACGGTGCAAGTTTCTGGCGGCAATACTTCATCGAAGGTTTTTGAATTGTCTACGGATATTACTACCTCAGATTCTAATACTGCGGTATATTATTTGAGCCCATCCAAGAGCAATAAGTATCAACTTACTTTTGGAGATGGATCGATTTCAAAAGCACTATCTAATGGAAATATTGTGATTGCCAGTTACCTATCCACTACTGGACTGAATGCCAACAAGGCTAATTCGTTTGCAACGGGTTCCATCGGAGGATTCTCAAACGTCATCATTACTCCGATCACATCTGCGGCTGGTGGAGGGGAACGAGAAACTGATGATTCGATTCGTGCGCTGGCGGCACTGAGTTACACTTCACAGGGTCGTGCCGTATCTGTCAAAGATTTTGAGGCGCTCTTAAAGTCATCATATTCAGACATTCAAAGTATTTTTGTATGGGGAGGGGAAGATAATAAACCACCAGTCTATGGAAAGGTGTTTGTTTCCATTGCTCCAAAGGTTGGGGTGATTATCAATGATGCAGAAAAAGTTAGAATTGCTACGGACATTTTGGCACCCATTGGCATCCTCACTATTACACCAGTTTTGGTTGATCCTGATTATGTATATCTTAAATTTGAAACCACTGTGGAAGTGGATGGAAAATTGACACTCTTAACTGAGCCACAAATCGCCAGCACGGTGCGAACGGCGATAGTGAATTACACTGATGCAACCTTTAATCAATTTGGGACTATTTTTACCATTTCAAAATTCAGTAGAGCCGTTGATGATTCGTTGAGTGCAATCGTTGGTTCGGATACTGTCGTGCGTCTGGAGAAGAGATTCGTTCCGACTCTTAATGTCCTATCCACCTATGTGGTGAATTTTTCATCAGAACTGCATCGCGCCCCTATTCAGAGTGCTCTCAAGTCCACAGCATTTATCGTGAACGATTCCAGGGGTGTTTCTCGCACTGCGTATCTAGAAGAAGTATTCAATTCTTCTACGGGAGTGGATTCCATCACGATCACAGATCCTGGATATAACTACACCCAAGCACCAACCGTGACGATTACGGGCGATGGGGTGGGGGCAACGGCAGTGGCCACAATTGTCAATGGACGCATTGATACAATTACGGTGATGAAACGGGGCACCTCTTATACCTCTGCGATTGTGACTATCACTGGCGGGGGTGGATTGGCGGGTGCAGCTTCGGCTGTTGTGCAATCGAAGTTTGGAACTTTACGACTATTTTACTATAATAGCAACTCAGAGAAAGTTGATATCAACCCAGAAATCGGTACGATTAACTATATTACTGGAGAGATATTTATTTCAAATTTGAAGGTGGTGAGTTCTTTGACTGATTCGGGCGACATCCGACTCAGCGTTGAACCAGAAGCCTCCATTATTCAAACACAACAGAACCAACTCCTCTTGATGGATTCCAATGATGCGAGTGCAATCAACATTTCCGTTATCATGCGGTAACTTTTATGGCTAATACACTTTCATTGTTGGTTAGACAGCAACTACCAGAATTCATAAGATCGGATTACGATACCTTCGTGACGTTCATCGAGGCGTATTATGCGTGGATGGATCAAACCGGCAACACCATTGATCTCGCAAAGAATATGCCATCTTATATCGACTTGGACACCACACTAACGGCTTTTGTCACCTATTTCATGAAGCAATTCCTTCCACTCTTTCCACCGGATCGATTGAGCAATCCCACATTT